ATGGAGAATAGACTTGTAACAGATCGTATTGTATGTAGCGGAGCATTGTTCTACGCTAAATCTACGCGACGTTTCCTGCTATTACAAAAAACACAAGGCAAGCATGAAGGTACATGGGGTCTAGTTGGCGGTACTAACATAGTAGGCGAAACTCCTTGGCAGGGTTTGCAACGTGAAATTACTGAAGAAATTGGTAGTTTACCCAATATTATAAAAACAATTCCCTTGGAAACATTTGTGTCCAACGACAAAGTGTTTAATTTCCACACATACTTGTGTGTAATAGACACAGAATTTGTTCCAGTCTTAAGCGACGAACATATGGGTTGGGCATGGTCCACTATAGATCGTGCTCCTAAACCGTTACATCAAGGTTTACGTAATAGTTTTAGCTCAAAAACTATCCGCACAAAACTCCAGACCGTATTTGATTTAGTAGATTTAATATGATAAAAAAATTATGTATTGCCGGAGGAGGCACAGCAGGATTAATATCTGCATTATACTTACAAAAAGCACATCCAAATACTGAAATAACAATAATTGAATCAAGTAAAATAGGTATTATCGGAGTCGGCGAAGGTTCAACAGAACATTGGGCAACCTTTATGCAAGCTGTAGGTATCTCAAGATTTGATCTAATAAGAGAATGCGGTGCTACACTTAAATCTGGTATCAAGTTTGACGGATGGCGCAGTGACGGTAAAACTTATTTCCATAGTCTATCTGAAAAATACAGTATACACGATCCGTATACTGCAATACCGTATACTATGATGAGATTAATATCAGAAAATGCTGATCCTTTAGAAACACTATGGCCCACATGGATCAAATCGATACTAAGAGATCCTATATTAGAAACTTTTAGCCAGTATCATTTTGATACAAATAAACTTAACAACTATTTCCACAAACTGTGCAAAGAAAGAAATATCACTATTATAGATGACGAGATAATAGATGTTAATTTAGATGACCACGGGTTTGTATCAAGTTTGACTGGAGCTACTGGTAATGTCTATGAACATGATTTTTATATAGATTCTACAGGATTTAATAGAATTATTATTTCAAAACTTGGAGCCAAGTGGATAGATTGTTCTGAACAACTACCTATGAATAGTGCTATAGCATTTCCTACAGGATACCAAGAGTCTCTACCATTATATACATTGGCAAAAGCTATGAGTTCTGGATGGAGATGGCGTATTCCTACTCAAGAAAGATTTGGAAACGGTTATGTATTCTGTGATGCATTTATCAATGAAACAGAAGCTTTCGATGAAGTACAATCAGAGTTTGAAGAAACGATTAGTATAGGAAAGAAAATTAAATTCTCGGCAGGGTATGTAGATAAATGCTGGATCAAAAATTGTGTAACTGTTGGTCTAGCTAGTATGTTTGTTGAGCCATTGGAAGCATCTAGTATTGGTAGTACTATACAATTAGTGAGAATGCTAGGACCGTTTTTAGGGTTATGGAGTAGAGAAAATCAAACTACTGTCAAAAAGTATAACGAGTCTGCAAATCTTATTGTAACAAATATTATAGATTTTATACAACTTCACTATTTCACTACTCGAGAAGATACAGAATTTTGGAAGTGGTGTAAACATAATATTAAAATGACAGATTTTAACAAAGAATATATAGACGTCTTTAAAAATAATTTTGTTAATGACACTTATTTTTCATCGTCTCCATTATTAATGTTTAGAGGATTAAATTTTGCACAGGTTATGCACGGTTTACAAATGTTCAACACAGAAAAAATCAAAGCACTATATCAAGAAAATTTCAATCATCTGACACAAAAATCTATACAAGATCTAGCATTTGATGAAGGCTATTATAAAAATATTGATGATACTGTAACCCACAGAGAAGCATTGAATGTGATGATAAATGCACCCAAAGAATGGAAATAAAATGAACATAAATTTTGGCCACGAAATTATTCCACTTTTTAGCTCTCCGGTATATGTTAATAATCTTGGTGTACAACAAACAGCAGAAGAATTGATGTCGTTAGATACTATGGTGTCCGGAGATAATGTCGAATGGGCTAGCAATCATAATAATAATGTAAGTAAAGATAATCGTTGGTTAGATTCTGTCAAAGAAACTCGGTTCTATTCTTTGATACAAGCAGAATTAAAACAATATTTTTATGGAGTAATGCAGGCTGAGCCTGATATTGAAATATATATTACAGAAAGTTGGTTAAACAAAACCGAGCCGGGGCAGGAGCATCACAGGCATCGTCATGCAAACTCTATAATCAGCGGAGTATACTATTTCAATGTTGATGCTGACTCGGGAAATCTTATATTTTCAAATAGCCAATATCAGCAGATAGAATATACTACTGTAAACAGTAACATTTATAATTCAAAGCATTGGATATTAATTCCAAAACAGCATAGCCTACTTCTATTTCCAAGTAGTTTAGAACACAAAGTATCAAAGAATAACAGTAATACAAACAGAATTTCGCTATCTTTTAATACTTTTATCAAAGGACCAATATCTAATTATTTTCTACAGTCTTTAGAAATATGATAACTACTACAGAGGATACAAACTTATGATAAATTTTCCAGCAATTTGTGTAGATAACTTTTACGATGATCCAGATCAAATGCAAAAGTATGCATCTCAATTGGATTATGTAGCTTGTCCTGAAGGTAGCTACCCTGGACTACGTGCGGCTATACATACTACAAACGTAAAAATGTTATCGATGACTTGCAAACGCTTGTTCTCTATGTTTTATGACTTGACAAATGCGCCAATCACATGGGAAGTATCGTCGTATTTTCAAAAGATTTATCCAATGCCTGGTACTGCCAAGTATAGAAATACAGGGTGGATTCATGCCGACGATAACACAGTATTTGCTGGTATAATTTATTTAAATGACAATCCTGATCCATCAAGCGGAACTTCGATTTATGAGTTAAAAAAGGATGCTATTTTAGAAGACGTTAGTAGCGTTAAACATGCGTTTTTTAAGGGAGAAACTGTAGATCCAGACTTATACGATCAGACAATTTCTAACCACAATAGCAAATTCTCAGAAACTATAAGGTTCACCAACAAGTATAATCGTATGATTGCGTACGATGGAGAATCGTATCACAAAGCAGATAATTTTGAAACAGGGGAAGGGTTTAGATTATCGCAAGTATTTTTCATTAAAAATGTAATCGCCCAGTACACTCCAGTTCCAAGATCTAAGCAATATCATTGATAAATAACGTATCAATCCGTTAGGAGTAAAAAATGCCATTTCATGTTCAAATAAAAAACACTAAAACCGAAGAAATTAGGGACTGGGAGCTACCACATGCACACCCAGAACATGCTGAAGATCCAGCACATCCTAATTATCATAATCGCCCACATATTGATAGCCTTGCACAAGCTAAGAAAAAAGCTACTATATGGGCCATGCAGACTAATGAGGAAGAAAATACTACAGATTGGGAGCCAGTTTTACCTCCGCCGTACTATCAAGATCCTAGATTTGCGGCACATCCAGCTGGTACAATTCCACCAATCGATGTACCTTATTAAAACGGTATTAACGAAAACTGCTCATAGCATAAATTAGGGCGTGTTTCAATATCAAACCCCAGGGTAATTCTTGGGGTTTCGTACGATTCTAGTACCTCAACCTTATGCTTTCTAAATCCTGGGCCAATATATACATTACCCACTTCATTAAGAATTTCATAACCTTCAAATACTGTTTTTGTATTTTTAGGATCAATACTAAAATAACCGTGCCACGGCCATTGATGATCGTGCCAGTCTAAAACTTCGTCAGGTTTATGATAGTTAAGCCATGACTGAAACCACATAGGACCTTTGATGCCCGTGAATTCACGAACTTGTTGTTTCATTTCTTGCAGTATATCATAAAACAACGGACTAGGACTAGTAATAGCAAATATGTTATAAAATGCATAGCCCCAAGTAGGATCCATTTTATGAAAGTTTTTTGTAAAGTGATAATGTGCTCGTTCTAGCTCATAGATAATTTGTGGTTGATTATCTATAATCAATTGAGATTTATAAACCATGTAATCTTGCATTAGAGAATGTTTCCTAAATTTGAATTAATCACCATTCTGTATTTAGAATTTCTTGGATATGATGATGCATGATAATATTGTCCTGGAAAAATTACCATTTTTCCTTGTTTAGGAGTTATCCGTGCCTTGACTGTGAAGTCCTCAGATTTCATTTTATCAAAATCTTTTGGTTTGTATGAGTCGTTAGTTTCATTAAAAATAACAGTATCGCCATCACTATCGTTCACGTAATAAATTGCAACCAAATGCGGATGAGCGGTGTCAATATGTGGCAAGTGCCAGTTTTCTGTGCTCGATGTATTCTTAAAAGTTAAATTAAATCGCATACGCTCTAACTGTTGAAATTGTACATTTGTTTTTCCAGTAATAGATAGTATTAAAGGATATACCGAGTCAAAGAATGGACTAACTGGTTTGCCTTCTTCGTATAAAAAATGATTAAATCCCATAACATTTTTAGGATCGTTTGCAACTGGATCATGCTCACTAACCATGTTGGGATTGAAATACCATGGAAACTTTAAACTTGATGCATGTGACAATATATGATTCTGGTAATCTTTAGAAATTACATTTTCAATTATGATGATATCATCCATTTATAATATTTCCTGATATAGAAATTCTGTAGTCGTCTGAAGTAGTGAACGGATATACTTGATGCATAAAAGATGCAGGAAATAAAAATATTTCACCTTCAAATGAACTATCAATTGCCTGCACAGATTCTCTAATTTCTCCGAATACATTTGTATACATAAAAGAAAACATACCTGCACGTCGCATATTAGAATTAACAACATGGGGTTGAGATATTTCTGAATCTATAGAATAAGGAATTTTAATCCATAT